ATATCGCCATCTTGCTTATAGCCGATTAAATAATGAACGCCAGTAGGTGTGGGATCCAGTGAAATGTCAATAGACCCCTGGGTCACAGGATATATGCGTTCGTCCCTAGAGACACCGAAAAAAGGTGCTGAAGGCTTGACCACCAACACACCAGTTCGATTATCTGAAAATAATTTGCCGTGTACTCTGGTCACAATCAGACCTCGCGATAACTGAGTGAAATACCAACGTTGGCCGTGCCCGTCAAAACAGCATTAATCTTTTCACCTGAACTTGACTCGAATAGACCCAAAGCATTTGATAAATGCACGGTGCCATTCACAGGGATATAGATTTTGCCTGTCACATCAACTGTTCCGCCAGTCTGAAATTGAATGTTGCATGCAGCATCAGCACTGAGGGTCAAAGACATAACCCGGAGCTTGGTACTAGCAACTAAGGCGATAATGTCGGCACTTACAGCAGTGTCAACGGCTTTAAATTTAAAATCGTTACTGAAGCTATCGTGAAAAGTGACAAGCCCATCTGTAGTGGCATTTGTACCAGAGGCGCGGATGTATGCGTCCGCTCCATTCGCATCTCTTCCGTATAAGGACATCAGACGAAACTAAGGAAAACTGCATTGTCTGAATCCGCAAAAATTGTCGCGAACATAGACAAGATAAGCGTACCGGACGTTACCCAATTGGTTTTTGTGCCGTCACGGAGTATTGCTCTTATTCTTACTTTACCGCTAGCAGCATCACCAAGAGTTAGATCAGCTTGCGTGGCATAAAAATACCCTTGACCAACATACCGACCAAGAACTTCGCTGTAAAGCTCGACCTCATAGCGATCAACTCTGGTGTCAGGGACTTCTGTACTGAAGACCGAGCCGGGGAATATATGATCAAGCGCTCCTGGAACCAACTTAAAAGGTGGCTCCCAGAAAACAGTCAGACGAGATGTTGGTTCAATAGCAGCCATTATGGTGACGGGTTGCGTACTTTAAAACTGATGCTATTAGTGCGTAATGCAGGATTTTGGCCGCCACTTAAAAAGTGTGTTCCCCCGTAATCCACTTCTTCCTTATTGACATAGTCATACTTAGCGTGATCATATGTAATACCTATAACGTTGAAAGTCCCGTCCGCATCTTCCGATATTTTTTGGATACGATAACGATTAAATTGATTTAAAGAGTTATTAGTAGAGCCTTCATTGACAAGGATCCACATCATATTTGAACTAGGGAGCGATGAGAACGAACCCTGTAAGCTAATGCTGAATCCGTTTATAGACGAAACTGTATTGCGTTGCACTATCCCAGCATTGGTATAGGTATACAACTTCCAATCGCCAGTGCCATAGTTGACTCCGCTGGTAAGCTGCCTGTCAACAACAAGCTGATTAGAAGTTGCAGAGACAATTCGACCACCTGATTCGATTCTGGTTTTTAATGGATCCCCAATAAGGCAGACATCCCCAGGAATCAACATCGCACCCTCAGGGCCAACACTGAACATTACTGTTTCAGTGGATCTTATATTAGTTGCTAATGTATAACGACCAAGACGTTTAGCTAGGTTTCTATCAGTGCAACCGAGCGCTCGAATCTTTTTAAGGTTATAGCCATATTTTTGCATTGCATCTCGGTCTTCAACTAGAACCTTCGCTTCCTTGTAGAAGTTTGCACTATCGATATAACTTACTTGTACCGCAGTGCTCCTGGCCTTACGTGCAGTCCCCTCATAAACAAACGCAGGTGTTTCGATGCTATCCCCACTAGATTCTTGAATAACGTTGGCTTCAGTGAAAAGTCTATAATCTTGAATCTGACTTGATTTAACTCGGTCATCGATAACAACAGTGATAGCACCACCAAGATAAATTAGTTGCCCTTGAAATGTGGAAGTAATGCTGCGTAAGAGTTCAATAGAATCCGCATCACCAGCGATGGTTGCATCAAAGGTGATTTTATGATCATCGCAATATTGCTGTGCTTTGTAGAAAGACGCTAAATCAATATCCGAAAACCTTATACCAGGCTGATGCACGACTTGACTTAGAGGGGCATTTGTGGTGAATGTGCGTTGACCGGCCCCATAGCGGGGGTTAGTCAATAGATCAAGTACGACACATGCAGGATTACGAGAATACTGATAACTGACACTAAGGCTGCTGCTAAGAACTGGAACCTTTCTGCCTCTGATCTTTGCCGTTATGGCGGGGAGAGTTGTTGTAGCACCTGCAGGAAAACTACACGCAAGCATAGAAGTAAAGGGATAAACAAGTTTCTCATTCCATAAAACTTCCATCGATAGCCAAGTAATATCGCCCTTAGTCCATGTGAACTGTGTGGTGCTGTTACCGCCTTTCTTGGTAACTGGACCTTTAACATCACCGCGATCAATTCTCTCAACTTTTACTGATACTGGGTGCTGCACTCCAGTAATGGGAATCTCATGAACAGCCACCCTGTTTGATAAATTTTTAGAACGTTGAATGCTTACTTGGTAAAATTGTACGCCATTAGCAAAGGCTGTGATCATATATACAAGCGGATTATTTGCACCTCCACTGTCATCAGTCTCTGTATAGTGTCTATAAGTTGTACTAGTTTTGCCGCTGCTGACTACGCTCCGGGTTTTCGTCTGAAAGCACGGCCCTTCTTGAATACGCACCCGTAGCTTATCGGCATATGAATTATTAATCGATCTTATTTCTGTTGGACTAGGTGATTGCGCCTCGCTAATACGGTCTTCGTAACTACCACCAGCTTTAGGAAAGGAGGCTCCAATACGAAGATGAAAACCTTGATTCTGAAGCAGATTTAAAGACGATGATGAAGTTTGTGTGCCATTAGTGAACTGAATATTATCTACTCCAGCTGCTGCCGCCTTCAATCCATTGAAGAACAAATTATCGTCCTGTGAACCTGCAAATCCATCAATTTCCCCCTCAGACACAACCGCCATCCAAAATCCCTTGGGCTCATCGATATCTTTTCCATCTTGAATATATGAGCTGACGACGGGCATTCCGGTAACAAGCGACTCTCCATACACAACCGGCACAGGAGTGCCATCGGCTGCTGTGGCTGATGCCGCATTCGTAATAGCATCATCCGCTGGACGGCCTTCCTCAGTCGAAGATGGGTCTGGTACTCCTGGGGCAAATAACCCCGCAACACCTGTGAAAATTAGACCAAAACCTAAAGATGCAATGGCAGGCGCAATCGCAGCTCCCACTGTCATCAAGCCGAAACCTGTGAAGGCAAACGCGACTAAAGCAATACCAATAAGAATTTTTCCGAAATTGCTGCCAAAAAATGAGCCCGTGATGACCGGGACCAAAGTCATCTGGGATGTTCCAAACGAGAGATGGTCATAACCAACCAACTCCTTGCTATTTAAAAGTTGAAAATAAACACCAAATTCATGCGCTGATGATAAGAATGCACGAAACCCTGGCAAGAGATGACACAAAGCTCTGATCGCTTCATTAGGTGTGCGCACATTTAATTCGTGCTCGTAACCAAAGCGTTTGCCTGCTACACCCTCTAGCCGTATCTTCATCATCTGTTTAAAACCTTTTCAAACGTTTCGATCTGACCGGCAGGACTAAGGATCTCAAGCCTGTCTGCTTCGACAATATATAAATAAGAGGTCAGCTCCATATTGGCGGATACCACAATGTCGTGCTCACTAAAACTATGGTCACCCACAGGATGCGAATGGAAAATAACATCCGTACTGTATTTTAAATAATCTTGAGCAGATATTAAAAAACCTCCCTCAGGCTCATCGGCTTGGTTTGCAACCTGTATAGGTTTTCCGTCAACGACAAACCCACAGGCCTCGTCTGGAACTGCCTTGCGGGAAATCTGGGCAATACGGCGATGTAAAAGTTTTGCCATAACTGCTATCGATCAGTAGTGGCAGGGAAGCCCCCAAAACGTAAGTCAGTGCCGAATCGTTCCTTACATGCACCTAGAGTTTTGGGACACACATCAGGCGAACTGACCGCAGATCCAGTGTAATTACACTCAGGCCCACGATACTCAAACGGACAATAATTGCTGTACATTCTGCGCTTGGGCAGATTTAACCCCTCAAGGTCGAACACAGAATTGAGTTCATACACAACACCCAATTTTGTCTCCTCGACTTTGCGGGAAAACCACCAAGTATCGGGCGTGAAGTGTGCATTAGCGTCAAACGATGATTGAGCCACACCATCGATTGCTTGCAAATACTTGGCATAAGTCCTTATGCGGGTCACACTAAAACCAATTAGATCTTCAAAATCTAAATTATATAGTGTCATCTGTCCATACACGTTTGAAATGCTTAGCTTTGGCTGTGGCAGTGAATTACTGCCACTTAATTCAAAACCTGATGCTGCAATAGGTAAAGGTTCATAGGTGCGTATCACGCCGTCCCTGTCTACATATTGAACAGAGTTACCACCAGACTGCTCTGGAGACACTAGAAATAAATCATTCGTCCATGAAGACGCAAATGTGGAACTGTTCCCAGATATATGAAAAAGAATAATCGGAGAATCTTGAACTAGCTGCCGACTCTCTTGAACAATATTGCTATTAGGCATAAGCGTGTGCCTCGATCAACGTGAAGCTGAATTCCATGGCACCGCTGACGGGCATGATCCGACGCTGGTAAGTTGAATCCTTTAAACGATACCGACGTTGCTCAGTTGAAAAAGGCGTCAGTGTTGTCAAGAAGTAATCTCCCTTGCAGACCTTGTCAAGGCTGGTTTGGAATTGAGTCTGGATACCTCCAGCTCTGATTGGTTCTGTTTTGACTGCATATTCAGTCATACGTGAATTAATTCCATCAGATGCAATGACTTCATAGCCATCTCCGAAACCATATTTACGGACTCTGTGTGAAATAACCTCCTGTATATCTAGACGAAGATCCAGAGTTAAATTAACGTCGGCCATTGTAAAGAAGTCCTCCAACTCTGCGCTCATCCATGATCACACGCTTAACAGCGGAGTCGATGGCTTTACCTAGTTTATTGGCATTATCACCAGAAGTTTCTGTATCTGTTTGACCGCCTTGATCAACATTTACTGTGATATTGGTTTGAACAGCTCCTGCTCCTCCACCTTTGCCCATATCGACTGGTATAGAGCGACCATTAGGAAGGGGAACAACCGCTTCGTTCATGCCCCCTTCACCAATCAGGGCGTTGGTTGGTCCGGTGACGATGCCTCCCTGGGCAAACGGTGATGGACCTATTACTGAGTCAAGGATCTTGTTGTCGACACCTGCGAACGAATCCGTAGGTAACTCATCCCCACCACCACCGCCAAACATTCCAATCGCCGTTTTAAGCAGCTTAATTACAATCAGCTTGGCGATCATTTGAGCGGCCATTTTCATAAAGGCCTCACCAACACTCTTGAAGAAGCTATGGAATGCTTGTGTGGCAGTCATCGTGCCATTCACTAGACCTGTAATAGCGCTGGAAATGCTTTCTTCAATTGTTGACGCAATATCAACAATGCGAGCCTTAATGTCACCTACATAAGCCTGTGCATTGGCTATGTAATCAGTGATTGCATTGCTGTTTTCCTCCTGTGCTGTAGTCAAATTTCGTACTGACTCAGCTGCCAGGGCGGCTTTACTATTGATGTCTTGCAACGCAATCGCATACCCGGCAGAGCCGACTGTCAGCGCACTAATTTGAGCTACTCGTTCCCGCTCTATATCGGTGAGCTGCATTTGTAATTCAACTTGAGCAGGAGAGAAGCCCTCCATCATCAGACGATTACGCTCTCTTAATGCCTGTGCCTCAAGCTGCGCATCTTTAGCTCGTTGACGGAACCCTTCGGTCGATTGAGCAACTGAAATATTGAATGCGTTATTGCGCATTGTGTCTGCGTTAGCGGCAAAATCATCCCTGATGCCTACAGCGCTGTTGAGCCTGGCCTGTGCGCTGTTTACAGTGCCCTGAACCCGTGATCGGTCTGCACCAGGCGCGGCCTCAACAAACTGCTGCTTAGCCGCTGCTAGACGCCTCTCAGCGGCAGTAATGGCATTATTAAGTGTTCTAAGCTGAGCATCAATTGCAGCATTCTGTTCTTTTTCAGCATTTTGTATCTGTAAAGCTGCTCGGGCAGATCCAAGCAAATTAGCTTCACGAATTCTGTGTGATTCTTGCTGAAGGCGGTTTTCAATTTGATATCTTTTATTTATCCGTTTTATTTGATTAGTAGCTTCTAATTCACTTAATCGGCGTCGGTTATTTGACTCAATCTTGGCGATTTGCTCGGCTGTGTTAGCTCCACCCCGTTTCTTTTTCTGATTGGCTAATTTATCTGCCGCTTCTTTGGCTTCGCGCTCTAGTCTGTCAGAAACAGTTTCAGGCGGTTTGACAGGGACTAAACGACCCCCAGGCCCATCCATTTTGTAATCGATACCACCAATCTTATGGACCTTGGTAACGATGTCAATAATTAATGTTCTGCGCTTAGTAAGTTCTTGGATCTCATCTTGCAAATCCTTGATTCTGCCTTTTAGATCAGCAATATCCCCAGCCTGGCCTCTGTAAAAAGGTAATTTTTCAGTGCTAGATAATTGTTTCTTAAGTGAAGATTGCGCCTCTCCTAACTCTTCAATTTTGTCTTTCATTATCTCTGGCTCATCGCTGGCCAGGGCTTCATCAAATTCTTGCTTCTTACGGATGTTTTCCTCCATCACCATTGCAAAACCGATTAATGGTGCTGCAGCTAGTGCAATCTTGGCGGCCAGGGCGACGAAGCCTGCTACAGCCGCGCCTGTCAGTGACAAGCCGAAAGCTTTAGCTCCTGCAGCCGCCGCAGTGAAAGCCAGACCTAAGCCGAAGAGAGCGCCGGAAACGGCTTTAATCGGGTTAGGTAAGCGCCCGATCGTATCCAACAAACGAGTTGCGAGTTCTACCAATGGCAGTACTACAGGCAACAATGAGTTGCCAATGGTGACAGCAGTATCCGAAAGTGCATTGCTTAATGCTGTGAATTTTGCAGTTGGGGACTCTCTAAGAAGTTCTTTGATTTTGTCCTTGTTATCTTCAAAACCCTTACCCAAGGCGTTGATCAAAACATCAGACGTGATCTTTCCTTCAGCACCTAGTTTTTTAAGTTCACCAACCGTGACGCCCATTTCACGGGCAACTGGAATCAGAACACCAGGAATCTGCTCACTGATTGACCGGAATTCATCTCCAGCAAGACGACCACTACCCAACGCTTGGGAAAGTTGCATAAATGCAATTCTTGTGGACTCTGAAGTAGCCCCACTTGCAATTGCTACGGCATTAAAACCTTTATAAACACCCTTGATATCATTTAACTCAATACCCAGCGGGCGAAGTCTTGCATACACATTCGCAAACTCAGTAGTCGCGTCCTTTTGCGACTTGTTGAACATATCTGCATTACGCGAAACCTCTTTTAAAATCTCATCGTATTCACCATATGACTTCGATAAAACTCGAAGTTTTAGTTCCTGTTGCTGAAGTGCGGTCGCCTGCTGAATAGAAGATTTTAAGGCAAACCCACTACCTAATGAAGCAGCACCGGCTCCAAGAGCACTGATGCCGCCAGCACCAGCAAATGCACCGCCAGCAGCCGAGATCATGTTGCGGCCACCGCGAGCAAACCCAGCTCGCCTGCCTTGTTGACCACCAAAGCCTCTGGAGCCTGCTCCGCCTGGCATAGCCTGGCTGGCATAAGTATTGCGACCAATAGGTCCAATAGGACGGGTGTATTGAGTCCCCCCTCTATTTGCCGCTCTTCTTTCGGCATTGGCTAGTTTATCAAGTTCTCTTGTATATCCCCTAATAGCCTGCTTGCCCTTTCGTAGCTTTTCTGTCTGATTGAACAGCTCTTTATTGAGCTGTTTCATTTTATGCGCCGCTGCATCAGCAGCTAATGCATCTGCTTTTTTTGTTGTTGTATATTTCTTATACTCCGCCCTTGCTTTGGATAGAGCAGCTCTTGTCTGAATTATCGATTGATCATTCTTGGAATTAGCCTTGATCTGCTTCTTTATATCCTTCTCAATTCGCTGAGTAGCCTTATCAGTTGCCTTCGCAACAGCACTAAGATTTTTAAGCGCCTTGCTATTTTCGACATCAACAGTAAATTGATATACATTCTTAGCCGGAACAGCCACTTAATCACCTCGTCTTGATTTAATTTTATCGGTTAAACAGTTATGACTTTATTCAATGCTGCAATGACGTGAAGTGGCAATACTTGTTTGGCCAATAAACCCTTGTAAACCAACTTGGTTTCAGCAATGAATTCATTAGACTCCTGATCCAACGGGTACGGCAAAAACTGATCCAACTCTGGTATCGGAGACTTATCTCCACTAAAGCCTTTCGCAACGGAAATAACGATCCCACTCAGACGTGCGATTGAAATTGAATAGATATTTGCCCACTTCTTATCTCTGTCACCCGCCAAACGCACGATCTCATATACCAGTTTCAATGGCATGCGTGAAAACTGATACATACCAATGTCCTGACCTGCTGGAGACGCACGGAACTCTGTATACAGCATCAGTAAATCAATCTCCGAGGTGGCCAAATACTCCCTTAAAAAAGCAATGCGCTGGTTGACCACCTCGATCGTTAGTTTCCCTCGGAATCCTCGCTGTCAACCTCGTCACTAGGCCAACCGTTTCGTTCCCAATCCACAAAGTCAAAAATATCGTCGAGCAGGCGGCGGGGCATTTCTCTTGTATCTGCCTCCTCCCAATCAGATACCTGTACCCATTTGCTGCGCTCCTTTAATTCGGCCCTGTAACGCATGAACAAGGTCACAGTCTGAATCTTCTGCTCGCTTACAGATTGACCCTGAGTTTGGATATCAGCAAGCTCTTCTACATACTCGTACAACAGATCCTGATTCTGATTGATGTCACTAAGGGCGTCCAAAGCTTCCTGTACAGGAATCTCTTGCTTCTGAGCTACGTCCTTAGCAATCTTGAGCAGAGCATAGGTATTCTTTGCCTGCTTTCGTGCCAAGTCCTCGATACCTTCGATCTCACCAGCAACTAAATCGTTATAAATGGGGAATCGAAAAGGCAAAATGTCGTAATACGTCTTCTGTCCGAAGAAAATTTTTGAATACTTGCTCATGAAACGATGTAAAAAGAAGTATCTGCAGACACCAACTCATGGGTTTGGTCCTCTGCATTTTTAGGGATTTCTACAGTCAAACTAACACCTTCTTCAGATATAAGTTTCATTGGAGAAGATGACGAAGGGGCGATATAAACCGCCCCCACTTCAAGTAATTCTCCCTTAGCTCTGCAGTTGATGAAGTAAGACTGCTTATCCTCTGAGGTAAGCAGATCAGCTTGCATCAGGCGTAAACGTCCAGCTTTGTCACGCCAGCGCTGAACTCGCCAACATAGATCTGGCCGCGTGATTGGAAACTCCAGGAATATTCGATAATTCCATCAGAAGCTGCACTCTCAGACACACCTGTAATACAGGAGTTAAATGCGCGAGTGTTATAAACGTGGTCCGAACCTTGGAGACCTAAATAGGTCAATACTTCGACAAACAACTCACGATCAGGGTCGTTCTCAGACTTCATGATCATGACAAGAGCTTCATCGATGGCGTTACCGGCAGCGCCACTGGAAAGCGCTTGGATGAAAAACGCCGTACATGCCAGCTCACCAGCCATTGTGGTGCCGACACTGTCACGGAAACCATCATCACCCATCAGGAAGAATTCCTGGGAGGTTGGTGAAGGGGTGTACTCAGCAGCCGTCAGACCCTTGAGAAATTTAGTGCCGGAATAATTAGAACCGGGAATTGTATATGCAGCATTAGGGTCGCCAGCACCGTGGCTTGCGGGCACTGCACGGGCTCCGCCTGTTTCTGAAATGCGGACAAGACGATCGCGCCCTTTTAGAAAAGCGGATCCTGGGAGTTGAGCCATTAGCTTATCTCTGTGTGGATTGAGTAGTCGGGGATAGTTACTTTCAAACTTTCAAACGATATGTCTGTTTGTGGTGTGTACACCGCTGTATCCATATCAGGGAAAGCCTGAAAAAGAAGCAACCTAAGATTCTCTAAAGTAACGGTTGTGTCGTAGCTAGTTAAAGTTACGGTCCAAAATAAATTTAGAAACACCGCCTGAGACATCGTTGGTACATTCCTGGCTTCTGGTACTTGATCAAGCACACATTCGGTGCCTGTAATTGTCCAGTCCTTGGGAACTTGCTGCGAACCCCGAACCCAAAGGGCGGGGGATGTAGAACCATCTGGGAGGTTATAAGTACCCAAGAAAGTTCCTATAACTGAGTCTACAACCGAGCGCACTTGAGATACACTAGCCATTTAACTCTCTCCTAAGTGTATCTGAAATGATCTCATATGGATCGACGATCTTTACAGCAGTTTGAGTCCAAGGGCGGTCCAGCAACACATCGCCATTTTTAAGGTTTGCGCCATTGTGTACAACGGCTGAGTACTTAGTCAACCAAGACCATGTAACCGAATATTTATTATTGCGATTATTGACTTGACTGCGCATCAAATCTCCAGTGTCAACAATATCCCTTACATAATTGGCTTCACTGCCATTTTTCCTTTTGGTGATGTTTGGCCAGCCCCATTTGACAGTCTGGATCTCTTTGGTGAACTGCGTATCTAATTCAGGAATAAGTTCCTCTAAACCCTGTTGCAACGCTTTGTTGAAAAGTTCAGGAACCTGATTGGGTTGTATACCGAATTTCTTGATACGCATGATTAACCTGCTGCGCCGGTTTGCTCGAACTCACCACTGAAACTTTGGAATTGAGTCGCCCTGGCATAAGGCAAGACGTTCGTGCCTAGGTCCAAGATGCGGATTTTGCCTGTTGCTCCATTGATGGTTGCAGTGGCTTCCATCCCAACCTTGACCTTGGAGCTGAATGTCGCAGGCGACAACAGCTTGCCCACACAGAGGGTCTCTACCTCGTTGATGCCGCTCTTGGTCTCTGACGATGCCGTGCGTAACTGCACATTGCAGAGATAAGTCTCTGATGTGTTGTTCTGTACCCGGTTGCCAGTGGTCGGATCATTGGAGAATGACCCATACACCTGGAATACCAAGGTGGCATTGTCAAAGGGGGAATAAGCACCCATCAGAAACTGAAGCCTGTCAGCTCGACAAGGCCCTCACGCAAAAATAGATATGTAGCCCCGTAAGTCGTATCAGCCAAGGTATACCCAGCTGCTCCCTGATATTTAATCGTTCGGATAGACGAGGAAACACCGATCTGCTGACCGATGGACTGTGTACGGCTGGCCAGTAGATGAGCAGTCATGTAATTGACTGCATCGTCGTACTGGTCGCCCCACACATCCTCGTTGTTCTGGCGTTCTGCCTCGCCAATCGTTGCAGTCACGACAGCACTTTCGATATTTGAAAACTCAGGGAACCGAGTTAAAAAACTTGTGCTGGTGACTGCCATTAACCTTCGCCTTCAGTGATTGCCTTGATTCGCTTTTGAATCGCATTCTTGATGCGAACTCGATTCTCTGCGTAGTCCAACTCCTTGAGTAGATCAAGGTCGAAAGTACGGTTGATTGAATCAAGTGCTTCCTTGACTGGCATTGTTGCCAAGCCACCGGTTGCTTTGGGCGCATCGGTAACAACCTCCACGTCCTCTGAAACGCTTAAAGCGCCAATCTGAAGCAGTTCATTGGCTAAGGGCATGGTTTTCACCTGTGCCCAAACCGCAGGGTCAACATCGCGGTTGACCCCAGATTTGAACTGCACGTACTCAGAACTGCCGGTCTTCTCTCCGATAAAAGTGAAGCCAAGTGTGACTTCCTTGTCGCGAGAAGGGTTTTCGAGTTGGGGTGAGTAAGTAACAATCATGTTCTGAAGAAATAGGTTTTATCAGGCCTTCTCGACGTAGAGAACGCTCTTAGGGAAGTAAACCGCAGTTCCGCCGATGCGGGCGTGAGCGGCAACGCTGAATTCCAAGTTCTGACGAACAGGAGGAAGAAATTCCAGAGTCTTAGGAAGGTGCAGTTGCAGCTTCTCAGGGCTGCGGTCGTAGCAGATCATGCGATCCTTGCTCAGGCTGGAGTTACCAGCAGCAAGCTCGTTGATTGGCTCGATAGAACGGATGTAAGGGTTCGTCCGAAGGAAGAATTCCATCACCGTTGTGTCGCTGGTTGAAGAGCGGGCGGTGGTAGAGATGATCCTGTAGGAGTTGTAGTCCAACAGAATTGTGTTGGGAACTTCCTTCTGCTTAGAGCCGGAAACAATGCGAGTAGGGGCTTCATTAAGCACCTCAAGCATTTCATCAGGAGTAGAAGTAGAGGCGAACCACTTGTTAGGAACTACCTTATCTACTTGTGCAGAGTTGAAGAAGCCATCGATACCAGAAGCGGCATCACCGAAGAATGCAACCTCTTGCACTTTCTCTTCGTAAGCACGACGCACTGCATTAGCGCGGCGCTGCTCCAGGTTCATTCCAGGGATCTGTGCAGCAGCACGGGTCTCTTGGATGCTGTAAGCAAAACTTGCACCAAGTGAACGCACAGGAAGGGTGACTTCCTTACGCAGCACATCAGCACGAGGCAGATCAGAACCTTTGTCCTGAATCATTGCCATCTTGCCTTGGGCATCAAACACGCGGTAGGTGTAAGAATCAGCCCCTTCGCCTACTTCGGAACTAACCGGAAGTACAGTCGAATATTTGATGTCGCTATAAGCAACTTCAAAACTTTTGGCCAGAATTGTTTCTAGCTCGCGAGCCAAAAATAGGCCCACCTCGTCATTACGGATGTCAGACATTAGTTAGTTCCTATCAAGTATCGGCGGAAACAGTCAAGCCAGGAAGATCGATCTCAAGAAGAGCGATTCCACCAGCAGCACAGGAACTCAACCAGCGAGCACCAGCGGTGACTTCAAAAGTTTTTCCTGCTTCTGCAGTTTTGCCGAAGCGGCCCACATATCCCTTATTAGAGGAAACGGAAGCAGAGTTTGTGTGGAAGACGCGGACTGCATCGCCAACAGCGATTGCATGCGCTGAAAACACATACAGAACGCCTTTTGAGATCACGTTCATTGTTGCTGCAGCTTTATAGCCAACGCGGCCATCTGCAGTTTTTGCGTCTGCATCAATTGCGAACGTGTTGCTGTCAAGCGCAACGCCGACGATGTCAGTTGCAGAAGCACCAGCAAGAAGCTTGCCGGATGCGTCGGTGGTGCCTGATCCGTTGCGGAGCAGAGCATGACCGAAAGGAATTACAGCGCCAGTCTCGTTCTGGTAGGAACGTGAGACATAAGCCTGTAAATCACCAAGCATGCCTTCGTGGCCCTTGGTTTGAGTGATTGGATATGTGCCTTGTGCCCCAGTGGGGTTGCTCACAAGACTTTCGGAATAGGTAACAGCCATTTAATTTTCTCCTAAGCGGTGGCCGACAGATCTGACTTCCAACCGTTCAGCAATTGCTGGCGGTAAGAATCTTGGGCGTCGAATTTCTCAGTGGCTTGAACCTGCGCAATAGCAGCGCGGACTTCAGCGACATTCGAGCCGTCGTCTTCGGGGACAAATTCAGAGTCAGTTTTGACTTCTTCTGCGTCCTCATCGATGTCCTCCATGGCAGCAAGCACGCCGTCCAATACACCCAGCAGATAATCTGCGGACGCATCTTCACGCGCTTCCTTCTCGAAGACGTTTTGATATGCAAGCTGCATAATTGCAGCCTCATCTTGTCCGTCGAACTTGAAGTCCTCGGGCAAAATTGGAGCAAACTTGTTCAGAGCTGAGATGCGAGCATTGACGGCAGCGTTAATTTCTGCAGCGTCGTCGCGCTTTTCTGTTGCTGCAACGGCCTCGGCCAATTGCTGCTCTAGCTCGGTGATTCGTCCAGTAGCAGCGTCAGCACGCTCCTGGAGTTCGGATGTTTCTGTACTTGCAGTTTGGATAATCTGATCCTGCGCATCCAGCTTTTGCTGGAGTTCCGCCTGAGCACGCCCGTTCTCCTTCACGAAGGATTGGACCGCTCCTGCAGCATCTGCGGAGAGTTCGATTTCCAAACCATCGAGGTTAATTCTTGCCATTGAAATAGCGGGCGAATTCGACGGTTTTTCGACATCTGCCACCGCATCGTTGCGGTCACATGAATCGAGTAGTAGGCGGGCTTCACGTCCAGCTCTGCCGCGATTTACCAAAGCGATGTGATTCACTTTGATGTTGCGTTGGATGCCGTCGTAAGACTCACCTTCAGGGGTGACACCAGGGGTGTTGTCGTAATCAACTCTGTAACCAGCGCTGACTTCTTGTGCATCCCCTCTCTGAATTGCTTCAATTGCAGCTTGATCAGTGACGATCAATGCAACCTCTACAAATCCATCGGAGAAGCGAACATGCGATCCCGCATGCCCTACCTGATGTAGCTTCGTGGTCTTCGAGTCCAGCAGCACCTTTGGATGATTAAGGGTGACTGCCTTCATTCCGAAGGAAGCTAGGGAATCTGGATTTGATACTTCTTCTTCAGGGCGATATTCCACAACTTGTGTGCCATCGCCTCGGGTATAACGCTGTGTGCCCACACGGGCAGCCTTACACCAGACCTTCAAGTAACCTTCATCAGTTTTTTCTGACTTAGTTACTTGTCCGTAATCAAACCTAGAAACTTGCCCCATACTTTGATACTAACGAATTATATGTGTTAATTACTTAGCTTTACTGTTTAGGTCATTTAATACGATATGGATCCCACTTGAATGCTCGCTTTGCGATCTTCCTTATTCGTAGATGATCTGGTATCCAAGAAATCAATGTCCGCCCCTCAACAGCTGATAGTGGAACAAGCCAAATCATTTCATAACTCAGATTGACGATCCCGAAATAATCGATCTCCCCTGGTCGGTACACACGCCGGTTACCGCCACCACCTCCTGTTTGGAGTTGCGTGTGAAAAGCGTTGGGGGCCTGGGACATGGTCTTGACATTGACCTTAACTAACTTGCCTTCCCACTCAACTACAAAGTCCGTTTTCCAGATGTCATATATAGGTTTTGATACCAAACAGCCTTGCGCTAGAAAATGCTGCATAAATGCAGTCTCTCCAAGAGCACCCGTCAGTGAGGCTGTGGCCGCTGGCAATGTCAGAGTCCAGTTGACCCTGTGTAACGCAGAAATTTAGTAGCTGTTTTTCTTTTCGTAGCGATCCATAATCTTGGCCAGGCGGTCGCGAACGTTTTTACGGTTTTCAGCGTCATCATTCAGCATGTTTCCCAGTTTGTACGCATCACTTTGGGTTTTGCTACTTGTCATGATGGCCTTGCCTTTGCGATTTGGATTGGGATCCTGAGAGCGCTTTCGAGCGACTATTTGTTTGCGTTCCGCAGTCGACAGGGCCTGTGCCTTGGCTTTTGGCAGACACTTTGGCTTCCCTTCTTTGCTGGATCGTCCGCCACATGGACCTGCAATTTTGCCCGTCGATGTGATCCTGACCCACTTCTGGTTGAACCATTTGCCCAGGTCATCGCCTCGAAATGCGCCGCTCATCGAGCCGTGCTTTTCCTTGTACAGGCGCTTGTATTGCTGAACTACATAACCAGAGGCATAGGCGCTGGGCCACACTCTGAACTTTCGCTTAGCAGCCGCAACAGCCCTGGCATGTAAGGCCTTGTCACGAAATTTGCTCATAGCAATCCGTCAATCTCACGACCTACAGTTCCTGCATCAGACGCAATATCAGCCGCGTAGGGCTTCTTCTTTTTGCCACCGTGCATGTCGGCTTGCTTCTTCTCGCTGTACTTTCTGTAGCTGCCCATGTCCTTCAGGCGTTTCTGATACATGGCGTCACGAGCCGCTTGGTATTTTGACTTCACTTTGCGACCGTCGCTTTTCTTGTCTTGGGATTCCATAAATTCCTTGTGATTTTTACCCGGCATATAAACCGTTTCACCAGCTTCGGTCTGGTGTGAATGCGAACCTTCGAGCCCCAGAGCCTGGCCAGCTTTTTCAGCTTCTGCCTTGCTCTTAAACGTAAATCTAGGGGCGTCAGATTTATACAAGTCCATTTTTTCCATAGGGAACAGGCCTGGAGGTGTCGAAAGCCGCAGGGCCTTCATTGAGACGAATACCCTTAGATCTAGCGTAACTTAGAACTCGTTTTCTATGGCTGAGACGGAAACTATCTACAGCGGATTTCTTGTCACTCTCGTTCAACTTATAGGCAAGCAAAGTGCAGTGACAGTTCCAATGCCTTAAAACCCTGATAGCTCCACGCTTGAATACTTTGCCAGCTTGGGCCGCACAATGCTGACAGGTTCTTTCTCCAAGGGCGACGTAATACCAAACCAAGTCGATCCCTTGCTCGGCATAATAAGTAAGTACGGCTTCTGATCTTGCCTTTGATGCCTCGGTTCTGATAATTGTCGAGACTCGGGCACTTGTAACCTTCAGACGACGCCTTAGATCATTCGTTAAATCCTTTGTTGTTGAGCTATTAATAAGTCCAGTATTTACGGCCTCCGCTACTTCTTCCGAAAATGACCGCGCCTGTAATCCTATGTATCCTCGCGCTCGGAGTGCTGCTGATCCAACTAGCGCAGCTGAGATGCCAACAGCGACAGGCGCGGATACTAGAGGTTTTGATAACTCTGAAGCTAAATCCAGACCTAGGGATGTCGATTTCTGAAGAAGTTTCTCCACAGACTGCAAGACAGGATCCTCAACATCCTTTAGGGGCTCAACAGGGATTAGCTCATATAGAAGCTCTTCTGTCGATGCAAGAAGAGATGGACCGCTTTCTAATTGAGCAAACACTTGACGAGCTAAACGAATAAGCCCTTGATCTAATAAGGCGACGATCGCAGCAATCGCAGCTAACTCCTCCTCCTCTAGTAAATCGTTGTTGTCTTCAATCAGGTCTTCCATACTTAAACCAAATCATTTTCAAGAAGTAAGTCCATCAAAACCACATATAAACCTGAAGCCATAATCTCTAAGTTGACCTGCTCCTGGGGGTCGCCACCGGGCCACTGGCGGTAACTCTTTTGAACGCAAGCATGCAGTGACCTAAGAGTAGACAGACTGCACTTCAGCGTCACTTCAATGTCGTCACTGTCGCTGGAATAATTCATTCAGGCCCCTGCAACTTATTTAGCTTTTTAAATGCCTTTGCTGCTTTCTTAATTAGCTTCTTAGCCTTTTTTCTAGTGCAGCATTGATCAGCATCTTGATAACACTGCAGAAGCTTCTTCATATGTTTATCCATCACCACTTTTCCTTTGCAGACCAATAAGCCGCTGACATTTTTCCTTTGGCGATGTTCTTGGCGTGGCGAGCTTTGAAGCTTTTGCGTCGGTTCCGCGCTGCCTCTGACTCGCCCTCAGTCTTTGGGCTTCCCTTTACCCCCTGCTGACCAAAGCGGATTAATTTCACTTCCTCCCCTTCTTTCGCCAACACGGCGTGGGACTTGGTTTTGTGGTCAGGCGTTGTGACCGGAGAGTTATATCCACCGGGGAACGTCATGCCCGCGTAGT